CAAAACGGTTGGCACGCTGGTCGAAAATGATCGTATAGCTCAGTTGGTTAGAGTGTTACCTTGACATGGTAAAGGTCGCAGGTTCAACTCCCGCTACGATCACACTAACTTGCTCTCTTAGCTCAGTCGGTTCAGAGCGCTTGCCTTACAAGCAAGATGTCATAGGTTCGAATCCTGTAGGGAGCACCAAACGAAATTAGGAAGTCGGTAGAAGGTAGTTGGCGCTTACGCCTCGGACCTATAAGCCGCATTCATTTGACCGTGAATGTGCGGAGCTGTGGTCAAGCAATGCATCAGCTCGAGTCGAATCGAGAAAATCGAGGTCGCTTCCTAATAACCTGGAGATATAGCTCAGATGGTAGAGCGAAAGACTGAAGATCTTTGCGTCGGCGGTTCGAATCCGTCTTTCTCCACACGAATGACTTACAACGGACAAGGCTTTGGCACGGAGTTAATAGTACGTGAACTTGGGAGTCCTCATGCAGTAAAATCTGAACAGGGCGGTATAACCAATGCGTACTTTAACAAAATGGTGGGTAGCGAGTGGTTGACCAAAGTTATTCAAGGAACATTGCGGGGTCGACTGGAGGTGGCCACCAGCGGGGTCTCATAAGCCCTAACTCGAAAGAGAACGTGGGTTCAAGTCCCACTCCCGCTACTATTAACAATTTATTATCTTGGCATAGCGCTTGAATTCATGCACATATAAATAAAATAAAACCTACTTATTATGCATGAATGCCAGTATTGCGGAAAATTATGCAAACAATTGGGATGGTTTTCGCACGAAAGATTATGTATCAAAAATCCAAATAAGAAAAAAGAAGATCATCCATCATTTGGTAAAATTGGTCGCAATAATCAATACACAAAAGCTAAAAAATTAAATATTGAATACGTTCCATCCGCTAAAGAATTAGAAGGAAGAAAACGAATAGGAAATAAAACTCGAGAACGAAATCTAATTAAATGGAAAAATCCCGATGCTCGTAAAGAGCAGTCCAATAAAATAAAGGCTGCAATATTAAGACATCCTGAAAGATATTCAGCATCTAGTGTTTCAGGTAGATGTAAGATTTACGACTATAACGGAACTAAATTTAAAGGATCTTGGGAACTACTCTTTGCCAAATGGTTAGATTTAGTATCTATCAAATGGACAAATAATGTAACTGGTTTTTCGTATGAGTGGAATGGAAATAGAACGTATTTTCCGGATTTTTACTTACCAGAATACGATGTATACATTGAGATAAAAGGATATTCAAGAGAATCGGATAGAGATTTAGCAAAATGGAAAGCTGTTAAAAATTTGAAAATTCTTAAATACTCAGAAATTAAAAGAATTTCAAATGATGAGTTTACGGTAATTGATTTAATGGCGATGTAGCTCAGTCGGTCAAGAGCGTTGGTTTCATAACCCAAAGGTCATCGGTTCAATTCCGATCATCGCTACGAAGCCGGTGTAGCATGGTTCAAGTCCATGTACCATGTAGCTAGCTTAAATGATCAGTGGAGGTAGCATAGCAGGCAATGCAGCCGGAAAATTCGGAGAGGTAAGCATAATGGTACTGCAGCGGCTTGGAAAGCCGTTCCGCGACATCGTCGCGGTGCAGGTTCGAGCCCTGTTCTCTCCGCGCAAATGCCCCGATGGCGGAACAGGTAGACGCGCTGCACTTAAAACGCAGTTTCGAAAGGAGTGTCGGTTCGATTCCGACTATGGGTACACAACGCTGAAGTAGCTCAGTAGGTAGAGCATCTCATTGGTATTGAGAAGGTCTCGAGTTCGAATCTCGACTTTAGCTCCAGAACATTAGGCGAAAGTATCTAACGCGGGAAACTGAGGAAATTGGTGCCACCTTTGCTGGTTGTTGAAGTCGAAAGACGTTATACGACATTGGTGCAACTCAAACAGACTTAGAAGGTCAGCAATTCAATGATAGTCGGGTTGAGGCTAAGATAAATGTTAGATGAGAAACAGAAGTCCAATTACGAAACGATTAACTAAACTGGTAGAGCATGGCGTTGTATAAATAAAATAAAACGCCATGCTTAAAACCGAAAATTGTCCATATTGTGGTAAAGCTTATTCTAGATACGGGTTAGGAACGCATATTTGGAAAAATCACGGAGATGGTAAATCGCATGATCCAAACCGAGGTTACAAAAATGGAAGAGTTGTATGGAATAAAGGTTTATCAAAGGACACTAACGATAGCTTACAGCGTTCCTCAAAGTTAATGAGCGGCCGTTCTCCATGGATGAAAGGTAAAACTCACACAGAAGAAGCTAAATTAAAAATGAGCGAATCTGCAAAAAAAGCGTTTGATAACGGAATTCACGCAACTTGGAAAACTCGAAAAAATCTTCAAAGTTATCCAGAAGAATATACTGAAAGAAAATTGAAAGACGCTAATTGCATAGACTTTGTTAAAGAATATCCAATTACTGTTACCGGCAAAAAGACAATGTATTTTCTTGATTTTTATTTCGAAAAAGATAAAATCGATTTGGAAATAGACGGTGGAACGCATCGATTTTCTAAAATACAAGAGAAAGATAAAAATAGAGACGCTTATCTAAAATCCATTGGAATTACAGTAATTAGAATACCATGGTCAGACGGCAAAGAGTTTGATGACGTTCTAACAAAATTTATCAAATCGCGGGTGTAGCATAGTGGTAATGTAGGAGCTTGCCAAGCTTCGGACGCCAGTTCAATTCTGGTCATCCGCTCACATGCAGAAAGGGTGTATACGGAAACTGATCAACCGTGTGGCATAGCGGCACCAAGCCGAGGGAGCGTGGCTAACGACCTCGCAATCTGCTCCAATACACTGTTCCGTGGTGCAATGGTAACATCAATGACTCTGGATCATTAGACGAAGGTTCGACTCCTTCCGGAACAACTAATCAACATGTGTTGAAAATGTGAGAGTGTTGCAAATAAATAAAAACAAACTCTTGCAATGGAAAGATCTGAATTTATCGCCGCAATTCATCAAACCCCAACTTCAACAGAAGCTGCTAAATTATTAAAGATCAATAGATACCAATTATGGAAACTCTCTAATGATTTTGCAGTACCTCTAAAAAAGAATCAAGGAGGAAAGGGCACTAAAAAACCAAAAATCGATGGTATAGGTAAAATACCGATTTCTGAAATTTTAGATGGACTACATTCATCTTATCAAACTAAAAACCTAAAACGTAGGTTAATAGAAGAAGAAATAAAAAAAGATGAATGCGAAGAATGTGGTCTAACAAACTGGAATGGCAGAGAAATTAACCTCCAACTACATCACAAAGATGGAAATTCTAAAAATCATCGATTAAAAAATTTACAATTGCTATGCCCAAATTGTCATAGCCAAACTTCAAATTTTTCAGGTAAAAATACAAAAAGAAAGAAGTCATGAAAAGAAAGCAACAGTAAGTTACACGGTCTCGTAGTGTAACGGCAGTACAAGAGATTTTGGTTCTCTTGGTCTAGGTTCGAATCCTGGCGGGACTGCCACCAAAACAAAAAATTCGGAAGAGTGGTAGAGCGGTCGATTGCGCCAGCCTTGAAAACTGGAGATCTGAAAGGGTCCGGGGGTTCGAATCCCTCCTCTTCCGCCAAGTACATGGAAAATTGCCGGAGTGGTCGATCGGGGCTGCCTCGAAAACAGTTGATCCGCAAGGGTCCGGAGGTTCGAATCCTTCATTTTCCGCACGATAAAAGTAAAGTTGTTTGGACCGCAGATCCAAACAAAATCCCAAAGTAATTAACGGCTCTCTAGCTTCTGCGAGCTTTAGAGTAAAAACCTACGATGGGGGTTTCGAGTTGCATGGGACGCTATCCTTTAATGTTCAATGGAGCTGTAGCATAACAAGTATGGAAATGTAAAAAGTGGAAGTACGGTGCGCATGTGAAAAGCTCTTCGAGACATTTTAACCGTTCGTAATAACGGTGATGGAAGAGAGTAGGAGGCTCTCCTCGAAACCGAATCACCTGCCCGGGTGGCGGAACTGGTAGACGCGCATGGTTGAGGGCCATGTGTCAATTTGACGTAGTGGTTCAAGTCCCCTCTCGGGTACAAATGCTCGTATGGCGGAACTGGTAGACGCGCTGCGTTCAGGGCGCAGTGTTCGTATGGACGTGTCGGTTCGAGTCCGACTATGAGTACACATGCCCATTTGGCGGAACTGGTAGACGCGCTGGTTTTAGGAACCAGTGTCGAAAGGCGTGAGGGTTCGAGTCCCTCATTGGGTACACAATGCTTCGTGCATACAGAACTATCGGGACACATGCCGTAAGGTAATCCGAGAAGCATTTTTTTACATGGTGTTTATAGTGTTAATGGTTAGCACGAAAGTTTGTGGCACTTTTAGTACCAGTTCGAATCTGGTTAGACACCCACATTTTAGATGGCTCAAAAAGTCGAAGGTTCGAAGATAAATAAGAAAAAAAAATAAAATCTTATGAAATCTTGCGAATATTGTGGCACAGAGCACAATGGTTCATTTGGAAGTGGTCGTTTTTGTTCAATAAAATGCTCACGTGGATTTAGTTCAAAAGAAAAAAGAGAATTAATAAACAAAAAAGTTTCAACCAAATTAAAGGGATCTGGTCATCCATCCTTGATTATCATTTGTAAAAATTGCAAAAATGAATTTTCTAGACCGTGGACCAAACGGCAATCTCAATTTTGTTCGCGAACTTGTCAACAAATCTATACAAATACACATTGTTCATTTAGCGACGAACGTAAACTAAATTTGTCCAAAGCGATAAAATCTCTGTACTCTTCTGGAAAAATGGTATATGGTGGAAAAACAAAATGGTTTGTTTACAAGGACATCAAAATTCAAGGTACATACGAATTGCGAGCATGTAAAATCTTAGACAGATGGAAAGAACAGAAAACAATATTTGATTGGGAATACACTAACGATCGAATTCAATATATTGGCTTGGATGGGAAATCTCACAGCTATCTTTTGGATTTTAAGGTTTTTAGAAATGACGGATCCTTCTATTATGTTGAAACTAAAGGATATGTAAAAGATACTGATCTTCTCAAATGGACTGAGGTATTGAAAAATAATGAGTTGGAAATCTGGAGAGAAGCGGAATTAAAACAATACGAAATTAAAAAATAAAGCAATAGTAATCTGAACAGTTACTTCGATTCTCATTCCAAGAGAGAGGTTGTCGGTTCGAATCCGGCTCTGGGCTCTAATTTTTAAGACCATGCCCAGATAGCTCAACGGCTAGAGCGCTATTAGAAAAACGCTGTTTGAAACATTCTTTGCTTTTTTACTTATGGGGCCAGTATAAATAAATAAAAACGTATGCTGTGTTCGTATTGTCAAAAAGAAGAAGCAAAATTTACATTGAAAAATGGAAAGGTTTGCTGCATGCCAAATTATCAGTTGTGTTCTGACGTTAAGTCTAAAATTGGAGAAAAAATAACAATTAAACTCAAAGAACAATATGATAGTGGGATACGAACAAGTCATTTTAAAAAATTAAATGATGGATCTACTTGGAAAGGTAGACACCATAAGCCTGAAACTAAAAAATTATTATCTAGCAAAATAGCAGGTCGACAAATGTCGTCTATTTTCTGCGAACAACGCAGTGAAGAAATGAAACGACGATATGCAAATGGTTGGGAATCAAAAGCCGGCAGAACAGTTAAAATTGATTACGTTAGTCCTATTGCTGGAGTTGTTAAGTTAGATGGTTCATGGGAATTAGCGGTTGCCAAATTTTTGGATAGTCATAATGTTAAATGGATACGAAATAAAAAACGATTTGATTATACAGATTCAACTGGTAAAAACAGAACATATTGCCCAGATTTTTATTTGTTAGAGACAAATACGTTTATTGAGGTTAAAGGATATATTACAGAACTTGACCGCAGTAAATGGAGTCAATTTACTGGTAATTTAGAAATATGGGATAAACTAGTTTTAATCGATAAACATATTATACGGTAGAGTGACCGAGAGGTTTAAGGTAGCAGTTTGCTAAACTGTCGGTCGGTGAAAACTGGCCCGGAGGTTCGAATCCTCTCTCTGCCGCAAAAAGTAAATGGTGTAAAAGCCGCGAGAGTTCGAGCCTCTCATCCTCCGCTCAGTATAATAGATCAAAAATCGTTAACATGGAAGAATTGATCGACAAAATAATGGAAGTGTCAAGAACCAAAGAGGGCAAGACTGCATCGCAGTTGCTTCTGAAGCTGATGGAAGAATCCGGCGAAGTTGCCGAAGCTCTTCTATCGTACGAAAAAGCATGCGGTTGCGAGTACAAGAACAAGAGCATCGAAGATGTTGGAGAAGAAGCAGTCGACGTCCTACTGGTAATACTTGCATTCATGACTCGAATCGGAATGTCGAAAGATCAGATAAAATCAATGATCGAAACGAAGTTAGCCAAATGGCAGAAGGTAATCGAATGATAGTTACAGTGACTATCACAAGATAATCCCGCCTGGATCATCCAGGTAAACGAGAAATATGGCCTGATAGTTCAACGGATAGAATAGAAGTTTCCTAAACTTTAGATCCGAGTTCGATTCTCGGTTGGGCTACCACGAAAAAATCCGGCCTTGTAGCTCAGTGGATAGAGCAACAGCCTTCTAAGCTGTGGGTCGAAGGTTCGAGTCCTTCCTGGGTCACCAATAAATATGGGTTCGTAGCTTAACAGGCAGAGCACCTGACTCTTAATCAGGGGGTTGAGGGTTCGATTCCCTCCGATCCCACCACATTTCCCAAGATGATATGGCCGACTAGTTCAACGGATAGAACGCAAGTTTCCGGAACTTGAGATAAGCGTTCGATTCGCTTGCTGGCTACTAATAAAGAATACATGTCCGCGTAGCTCAATTGGATAGAGCTTTTGACTACGGATCAAAGGGTTGGGGGTTCGAGTCCCTCCGCGGATACTGAGTAAAGCACGGCAAGGTGCTCGAGTGGTCAAAGGGGACTGTCTGCAAAACAGTAAAGTCATGGGTTCGAATCCCATCCTTGCCTCACTGGTATTTTGTGTACCTAATGATGGATAAATAATCCAAAATATGGAACACAAATGCCAAGAAAACCTAATTCAATCTTTTACATTTACAAAATTACTTGTAAAGTAACTGAAAAGTATTACATAGGAATGCATGCAACCTCAAATATACATGATGGTTACATGGGAAGCGGTAGAAAACTAAAGTACTCTATCAATAAGTACGGATTGGAAAATCATACTAAGGAAATCTTAGAATTTTTACCCAATTTGGAACAACTGAAAGACAGAGAACACCAATTGGTAAATGAAGAGCTTCTAACTGACCGATTATGTATGAATTTGGTTAATGGCGGCGGCGGCGGATTTATTTCGCCGAAAGGTTGTAAAAAAGGAGCAGTAGCAGGCGGATTTGCTAGATCAAAAAAATTAAAAGAAGATCCGGAATTTAGAAAAGAAGTAAAAGACAGAAATTCCGATATTTTCAAACGCTTGCATAAAGAAGGAAAAATAAAACCGTGCGATTGGACAGGAAGAACCCATTCGCCTGAAACTAAAGCAAAAATGTCCGAAAGTGCAAAGCACCGTAGGAAAAAAGATATTGGAATATTTTCGCGCGAAGAGACCAATGAGTAGTAAAAAGAGTAAAGTAAAACAACTAAAAAAACCGATACTGAAATGACAAAGTTCAGAAACGCAAATCTTCGTACTAAGCTTGCCAAGACGGCACCTAAGGCGAAGTTAGTAGCTGCTAACGCAGTTCCTACGCCTAACACTGTCAATCGTTCGGGCCACGCGGCTTATGCGATCGACAAGTGGTTGAGACTGATCACCATGCTCAACACATTGAAGCTGGAAAACCAGTTCTACAGGTCAGAAAACGAAACAATGAGGGAACTCAAGAATATCGTTACTGCCTGCGCAAAGGAAGATCCTTACCTAACCGCACAGTGCATCGTGTACTCACGTTGCGTTGGTGAAGGTATGAGGTCGATCAACCACCTCGCAGCAAGCTACCTCGCTCCTTACTGCGCTGGTCTCGAATGGGCGAAGAGGTTCTACTCACTGTGGAACAAGAAGAACCAGTCTGGTGGAACCATTTTCCGTCCGGACGACATGGCCGAAATCATCGCCTGTTTCTCGGTTATGAACAAGACGAAGGCAACCAACTCTATGAAGAAGGGTTTTGCTGATGCAATCGAAAGGCTCGACGCATACTCGATCCTGAAGTACAAGTCAGCATTGATCGACGTTATCAACCTCGTTCACCCTGACCCAAAGCAGTCGAGGGCATTCGTTGAATTCAAGGGCGAAAGGGTATCTGCAATCGATGCCGTTATCAAGGGCTTGGCTGTATCCGCCGACACCTGGGAAGTTGCTAACTCTGACGCAGGTCAGGAAGTTGCAAAGGCCGTAAAGGCAGGTAAGATCACCAAGGCTGAAGGTGCAGAAATCCTCAAGGAAGCTAAGGCTGAAAACTGGGGAGCTCTGTTGACCGAAGGTAAGCTCGGTACTCTTGCAGCTCTGCGTAACATCAGGAGCATTCTGAACACGGTCTCCGATCGTGCAACGATTGACAAGCTGTGCGCAGTTCTGTCGGACCCAAACCTTATCAGGCAGGCAAAGATCATGCCTTACCAGATCGACATGGCCGGCGAAATTCTGCTCGCAGAATTCGGCTCGAAGATGGACGGAAGGAAGATCGCACAGGCACTGTTGATCGGTTACGAAGCATCCGTTCCAAACCTTGCGGAAGCATTGCCAGGAAGGAACCTCGTTATCATCGACAGGTCCGGATCCATGACCACGAAGATGGTCGACCCTAACAGGAAGACTCAGTACTCAACGTCATGTGCTGACAAGGCATCCTTGATCGGAGCAACAATCGCGAAGGCAACCAATGCTGACGTTATTCAGTTCGGATCGAGCGCTCACTTCACCCCATGGAACGCAAACCAGGACGTATTCTCGATCGCAAGGTCGTTCAATGCTAACCTTGGTGGAACCAACCTAAGCACCGCTTGGGATCTGGCAGCACGTTCCGGAAAGGCGTACGACAGGGTGTTCATCCTCTCTGACAACGAATGCAACCGTGGAAACACGTACTCTTCGTACACGAACTACCTGAGGAACGTCGGAAACCCATACGTCTACTCTGTAGACTTGGCATCCTACGGCACAACTCAGCTGATCGGTGACAAGGTCCGTTTCTACTACGGTTACGGCTTCTCGATGTTCGACGACATCGCCAACGTCGAATTCAATCCTACATACCACCTGGACAAGGTACGTAAGATCGTAATCTAACACTCACTAACCGAGGCCGGTTCCAGGCCGGCCTCGTTTTTTTCGCATGGAGTAAAAGGGCCGAAACAGTCCCGAAGGACCTGCTAAAAGCCTAGGTAAGTTAGTAAGGCTTCGGAAAAGCTGAATCGGATTGCTAGTTCAATTCTGGCCACTCCTCAAAAATAAATAATTCTTTGAAACCGCTGACGAGGTGGGAGTAAGATAAACAACGGGATTGCTGTTGAACCGAAAAGGTGAGACGGTAAGTAGCTTAGGTGCAATAATGCATTACTGAATCAATTGGAGGTTCATAATTATGGTAACACTTAATAATTTAGAAGGGACAAACAGAAAAGAGACTAAAGCCATTTTTATTAATAAGGCTTTTCAAGTAAAAAAAATTACAACCGAATTAGCGGTAACCGCTGCTGGAGACAATGGAGCTATAAATATTTGGCTTGATAATGATAATCATTTTAGGTGCAACGCTATGAGGTACTTGAAATTGGTTGACATGCAAACGTATAGCGACATTCAGAAGGTTAAAGGTTGGGCTAAAAAATGGCTGGCTGAAATCGAGGTGTCTTAAATGCACCCTAACGGGTCGTCGCTATGCGTAGGCGCAGAAATGCGTTACCGAATCAATCGGAGGTTTATACTAGGGGGACACAGGGAAATTAGATGAAGTACCTCCCTCGAAAAGTAGTCGACGGTTTCTTTGTTCTTTGAAGACATTAAAAATATTTGGGTAGCAACGCGTAGGGATACTTCGTAGCTTAGTTGGTTTAAGCAATTGTTCGCAACACAATGGATCGCCGGTTCAAGTCCGGCCGAACGCCGAGAGGCGTAAAGCCCTTGTCCCATTCTCCCAAAAACTTATTAAAAACCATGAAGAGAATCAACAGTTCGTAGAGTCAGATCGTTCTGACAATATGAAAACACAAACTGAAAAACCGAAACAGCCTCTCAAGTATTGGCTGGTAGACATCACCCTTACGAGCGGTGAAGTTCTACACTTTTACGTGAAAGCCCTGAACATTCACGAAGCTTATCAAAAAGCTGATGGGTATGCAGAATGGATGGGTAACGAGCAGTTGTTGAATCACCTGCGAATTTTCAAACTCATGGTTTGAAATTGAATTTAAGAAATCCGGTAGCAAGGTCAAGAGTTACTTCGCGAAAATCGCCCAGCTGATAGGGCAATTGTTTTGGGGACAATATGTCAGCGGTTTGAATCCGCTTTTTGCAACAAAAACAACTCTTTCCAATGTTCTCCGGTTTTTTATGCGATTAAAAAAAGCCAAACAAATGAAACAGATTAAACTCGAGATCAGAGCTTCAGAGGGAGGCAATGACTCAAAACTTTTAGTGGAAGACCTGACTAACATTTACGTCAGAGCGTGCAAGAACCAAGCTTACAATTGAAGAGTAACTGAACTCAGGGATGGGTTCATGTCGATATGAATACAAGGCTATGACGCAGGCAAGTTCTTCTCAAACGAAAGCGGTTCCCAGTGCTTCATACGAGTCCCACCAACCGAGAAGAACGGAAGAATACAGACAAGTTTCGTAACGGTTGCTATAATGAATCCCGATGACCAGGTTTCATTCAAACTTGACATGAATAGTATCAATAAGCAATACACACGCAGTCGCGGAAGGGTGGCCAGAATGTCAATAAAGTTTCTAGCTGCGTTCGACTAACTCACATTCCAACTGACATTCAAATAAGGTGCGAAAAAACTCGAGATCAAAATAAGAACGAGGAACTCGCTTACAAATTGTTAGAGGAGAAACTGAAGTCGATTGCAACTAGCAAGCACGACGAAAGAATTAGAAATCACCGTAACGATCAGATCGGAGATAGTGGTAGGGGATTGAGGAAGAGGACGTACAGAATAGTCGATGGAATGGTGGTGGATCACTCTACCAACAAGCAGTGCAGATGGAAGGACGTACAAAAGGGTAAGATAGACCTGTTACAATAAAATAAGAAGAAGCAATGAAAATACTTTTCCTGGACGATGATCACAATCGCATCGAAGCTATAAAGAAACGATGGGCAACAAATCATGACTTGCACATAGCTGAAACTGCCAAGGAAGCTATCGATCTCTTAAAAAAGATCAAGTTCGACTTGGCCAGCTTGGACCATGATCTCGGAGGAAAGGTTTACCAACAGAGCGGTGAGAACACGGGTTACGAAGTAGCTCAGCACATTGCTAAAATGAAGAACCCTCCGCCTATCGTAATCATTCACTCATGGAACTACAATGGAGCTCAGAACATGTTGGCAGAACTTCGTGGAGTTACGGAAACCGATTACCAACCGTTTGTGGTATAGTAATCACATAATCTAACAATCATGACAGTCAAAATATACAAACGACAGTCCACCAGTAGTGGCGAGTATTACCTTTGCGATTCGTACAAGGACGTTAGAAACTATTCGCTGATGGATAATAGCATCATTTTGATGCTTGGCTTAGAAGATTCAGCAGTCAATGATGCTATTATCTGTCAGCGAATAA